TGTTCCTGATAATTTATGGAATTGGTTAACTTCAGCTATAATCAATTGTTCTTCAGTAAGTGTTATTGGAGAAAAAAATAAAGATTTTATTGAAAATTATTTAGGTAGTTTAGCAGTATTTAGTATGTTTAATGAAGGCGGCGCAGAATTACAACTTTTACATCAACAGTTATCAGAGGAACAATTAGTTACCACAAATAATGTTATGCATTTATATAAAATGAATGGAATATATTATCCTGGTTCTTTCATTTTAAAACAAGTTTTACAAAATTTAATTCCTTTTATGAATGTAATAGAACAAACAGACGCACAATTAAGAAACAAAAACGTTATGATTTATAATCCTGCTTCATATAGTATGCTTCCAAATGGAAAAAAATCTGAAAAACAAGGAGATACCCATCCTTGGCAAACAGTAGGACAAGAAATTTCTCGCGGCACAAAAATAAAAGTATTATTTTTAGCTGGATTATTAGATGTTGTAAAAGAATTACATTCTAAAATAGAATCAATAGAATTACCTACTTAATAATTTTTTTACTAAATTTTTCAATTAGTCTTATCACATATCTATGAGGAAGAAAAATCTTCCATCTCTTGAGGAGGTATAGGCCAATGCAACAAGTTGTAGAATGGATAGGTAAAAATTTGTGGACAATAGTAATTATTGTCTCTATTTTTATCCAAATTACGCCTGTCAAAATTAATCCCTGGTCTGCCCTTTTCAAATGGATTGGCAAAACTATAACAGGAAACGCTTGTAGTAAAATTGACGGTCTAATAGATAAAGTTGAAAAGATTGAAAAAGATGTTAAAACTAATGAAAAAGATCGCATACGTTGGGAGATTCTAGATTTCGCCAATTCATGTCGCAACAATCGTAAGCATACAAGAGATGAATTTCAACATATAGTTGCTTTAAATGATAAATATAAGCGATTATTGCAAGAAACAAATGATACTAATGGAGTTTTTGAAGTTGAATATAATTATATTCAAGATTTGTATGCTGAGCGATTAGAAAAAAATGATTTTCTATAAGGAAGGTGAATATTATGGTCTTTACTAAACAATGGTTTAAAGCCGCAGGTATTCGTGCAATAAAAACTATTGCTCAGACTGCTATTGCAACTATCGGCTCTAGCGCCGCATTAGGTGATGTAAATTGGACTATGGTAGCTTCCGCTTCTGCGTTAGCGGGCATTTTAAGCCTTCTAACTAGTGTTGCGGGCTTACCAGAAGTAAAAGAAGAAGAAAAGGAAGAGGCTTAAAGCTTCTTCCTTGACTTTTTTTATTTTTTATAGTATAATATTTTTAAAGAATATAAGGAGGACAATATTTTGGAAAAACATAGTAAAGAACGAGTAATTAATTTAGAAGTTTATACAGATGGTTCTTTAAAGAAAACAGGTGCACAATCTACTTTTGGTGGTTGGGCCTATATTGTTATTCAAGACGACAAAGAATTATATTTTGCTTCGGGAAATGAGCCAAACACTACAAATCAAAGAATGGAATTAATTGCTATTAAAGAAGCTTTAAACTATGTAAAAACTGTCCGCCGCAATTCAGAAAAAGTTATTATATATAGCGATTCTGCTTATGCAATTAATTGTTATCTACAAGAATGGTATGTAAATTGGCAAGCAAATGGCTGGCGAAACGCTAATAAAAAAGAAGTTGCCAATCAGGATTTATGGCGAGAAATTATTCCATTTTTTGATAATTTTTGGTATGATTTTAGAAAAGTAGAAGGACATGCAGGGAATTATTGGAATGAAGAATGTGATAAACTCGCTCAAAATGAAGCTGATAAATTAAAGAAAACTTGGCGAGGTAATAAAAATTATGATAATGGACAATAGTATTTATGAAGTAACTCGTGGTGAATATAAGGGATTTGTAGAACAAATTAAGCCCGAATATAGACGAGTTGAAGTTGTTGAAATAGATAAGACTCATACCGCGGCAAAAATTTTTAGCACTAATACTGGAAAATGTTTATGTAGTAGATTAACTTATTCAGCCGATTATGGAACACCAGAACCAGAAAAATATTATGTGTTTGAAATGCCAGAAGATTATGAACGGCAAGCTCCTGTTCCAAAACAACAATTAGTTTTAAAAACCAAAGAAGAAGTTCAAGCTTTCTTTGATTTTTTAGCAAAAAAGATGAAAGAGGAGAATAATAAAAATGATTGAACTTTTTACAAATATTCCAAAAGAAATAAAAGAACAAACTGAAGCTGTTGCTAATTTTGTTTTTTTAAATTTTGAACCAGAAGCTGGTTTAAAATTTATTCAAAGCTATATTTCTTCTTGCGAAGAAGAAGATGAACGAGATTTTGTTCGCTTTTATTTTAATACTCGTTTAGAACAACTTTTAGAAGAAGGAGAATCTGATGAGCACTAATTTATTCAATATGGAACCAATGCGTTATTGGGCCCCAACTTCATCTATGTCTCCAGAAACAAAGCGCCAACATTTAGAACAAATGGCAAATAGTGGAGAATATATTTGGAGTCAAAAATATGATGGCAATTGGTCTCGGGCAGTTATTACTCCAAATCATAGCGCTTTACAAACTCGTGGGATAAGTAAGAAAACTGGTACTTATGGAGAAATTCAAAACAAAGTTTTCTTTTGGGAAGATATTGCGCAAGCATTTGAAAAAGATACCGTTATTCTTGGTGAAGTATATTTGCCTGGTGGCATAGATAAAGATGTTGGAAGTATTCTCCGTTGTTTAGACCCTAAAGCCCAAGCTCGACAAAAAGATAAAAAACTTGAATGGCGTATTTTTGATATTTTATATTTGGACGGATTGAATTTAATGAATACTCCTGCAGAGCAACGTATAGAATATATTCCAGAAGTTGTAAAACGAATTAATAATCCATTAGTTTCAGGTATTGAATATCATGAAATGAATGAACATTTTTTTGATGATTTAAACGAAATTTTTTCTAATGGTGGAGAAGGAGCTGTTTGTTATCGTCGTTCTTCTATTTATGTACCAGGTAAGCGCGGTCCTTCAGCTTGGGAAACATGTAAAGTTAAACAAGAAATTTCCGCAGATATTGATTGTTTTATTACTGGAATAGAACCTGCCGCGCGCGATTACACTGGCAAAGATATCCAAACTTGGAATCTTTGGGAAGATGAGCGAAGTGGCGAAAAATTTAATGATCAATTATACGGAGATTATCGTATGGGTCGTACAATTCGACCAATTTCTAAAGGGTATTATTTTGGATGGCCTGGAGCAATTTATACAAGTGTTTATGACAATAATGGAAATATTGTTCCACTGTGTAAAGTTGCTGGCCTTACTGAAGATTTTAAAACTGAATTAAGAGATAATTTTGACGAATGGAATATGTGTCCTCTAACGATTGGAGGAATGATGGTTTCAACTGCTCAGGCTGAAAGTGATGGAACCGGCATTTCAATTCGCCACCCTTATATAAAGAGTATTAGAAAGAATGATATTGACCCTAAAGATTGTACTTTAGCTAAAATTCTTTCTTAATATATAAATAAATAAAATCTAAGTCATACAAAATATGACGAGGAGGACACCCATGGGCGACTTTGAATTTTTGGGTTTTGTTAATGAAGCAAGTACATTAGACCCAGTAATGTATCAATATTTTAATCAACTTTTAAAAAATAGAACTATTATTCTAAATGATGAAATTGATGAAAGTATTTTAGAAACAATAGTATTACCTTTAAAAAATTTCGAGCAAGATGGAGATATTATTAATCCTGTTAAATTAATTTTAAATACTCCTGGTGGTTCAGTAGCTGACGGCTTAATGCTATGTAATATAATTGATAATTATAAAAAGCCATTAGATATTATTGTTCCATCTTATTCTTGTAGTATGGGAACAATTATTTTATGTTCTGGAAATAAAAATCCTAATGTTACTAAAAAATGTTATCCATTTTCATTTGCTTTATTTCACTCAGGACAAACTGTCGTTGGAGGAGAAACTACTACTGTAGATGATATTGTAGATTTTAATCGCGGCGTAAATGCTAGAATCCGCGATTATGTTATTGAAAATACAAATATTTCTCCAGAGCTATACGATTCTCATTATAGAAAACAATGGTATCTTACAGCTCAAGAAATGCTAGAATATCATTTAATAGACGAAATTATTGGGGCGTGATATTGTGATTAATTTTCTTGACACTTCTGCTATTTTAAATGGAGCTATTAATATTTATGATAATATTTATATTAGTCCTATTGTATTAGCAGAACTAGAAAATATAAAAACCTCTATCCACAAGGACGATAGTTTAAAATATAAAGCAAGACAAGCAGTAAGAGATATTCTTGTTAATAAAGAAATTCTTGTTAAGCCAATTTCTACAAAATTAATTGACAAAACTTTTAAAGAATATCCCTTTTTAAATAATATAAATGACCACCGAATATTATGTGAAGCTTTAGTTTTAGATAAAAAAGTAGAGCCTGTTAATTTTATTACTAGCGATTGCGCACTTTATGAAATTTCTAAATTTGTAAATTTAACAACAGTAACTTTTTTAACAGATTCTTATCAAGAAAAAAATCAAGAAGCTTTTTATTGTGGTTATGGTAAATATTACCCAACAGATGATGAACTTGTAAAACTTTATGCAGAAGGTTTAAATCAAAATATTTTAAATGCAAAAGTAAATGAATATTGTGAAATTTTTAATCATGAGGGCGCTTTATCTGATATTTTAAGATGGGATGGAAAATCTTATCAGCATTTAAAATATACTAATATTGAAAATAAAACTTTAGGGATTAAAGTTGCACCAAGGAATTTAAATCAAAAAATGATGTTTGATTTACTACAAAATCCTGATATTCCAATTAAATTAATTACTGGAGTATATGGTAGCGGAAAAGACTATTGCGCTTTAATTCATGCACTTAATTTAATTGAGAAAGGCAAAAAGAATAAATTAGTTTTTGTTAGAAACCTAATTGATTTAAAAGATACTCCACAAATCGGTTTTTTACCAAATGATATAGAACAAAAAATTGGATGGGGTCTTGGACCAATTAAAGATATTTTAGGCGGCGATGAAGCTCTTGAAATATTTACATCTCAAAATCAAATTGAAGCTGTAAATTTAGGTTTCTGCCGCGGTCGTAGTTGGGAAAATGCAATTATATATGTTACCGAAGGACAAAATTTAACAAGTTCTCAAATTAAATTACTTATTTCTCGTTTAGGAGAAGGTTCTGAAATTATTATTAATGGTGACTATCATGGTCAAGTTGATAAAGAAATTTTTGAAAAAGATAATGGAATTAAAGCTATGCAAAATAAATTAGTTGGCCAACCAATGTTTGGCTGTATTGATTTAATTAAAACTGAGCGTAGTAAAATGGCTGAATTAGCTACGCTATTAGATTAGAGGAAGAGAAATCTTCCTCTTTTATTTTTTGACTTTTTTCAAAATTTATGATATAATAAAAGAAAAAGGTGGAAATATGAAATATACGGGATGTGCTGATTCTGTAGATATTGCAGAACATATTAAAAAATGGGGACCTAAAGCTGAACGATGTGAACTTTGGAGCATTTGTAATTGTAAAACAGCCATGTGTCGAGTAGCTCTTCCAGATGAAGGATGCTATTACTATAGGTATTTTAAAAAATTAATTGAGGAGAAAATCAAAAATGAAAACACAAATACTTAAAATACTCGGAGATTGGCAAGACGTAGTAGATGATTGCCGTGAAACAGTAAGTAAACCACCACTTGGAAAAGAACCTTCTACAAAATTTAAGAAAAGTATTTTAATATCAGAGCACAGTCCAATTCGTGATATTATTTTTCGTTGGAAATGGTCTGGAATTAAATCTTGGGTAGCAACACATTGGGTTCGCCATCATTGGGAATGTAGAGTATCTACACAACGTAATGATAGACAGGATAAATATGATAGAAACAAAGCTCCACAAGATGCTCCAGTAGATTTTATAGGACAAGCTAATGTTCAACACTTAATTGATACAGAGCGTAAGCGTTTATGCACTATGGCGGCAAAGGAAACTCGTGATTGCGCTGAAAATTTAAAATATACAATTCATGATATTCAACCAGAAATTGGTAATGTTTTAGTTCCTAATTGTATTTATAGAGGCGGTTGTCCAGAAGGCGAAAATAATTGTCATTGGTATGATCATCCAGAACGAGGTTTTCTTGCGCGGCATCCTGAAATTACACCTTTTACAACACTACAAGAACGTTACGATATTTATAATAAAGAATTTTATGAGAATTATTCTCATAATGGAGAACAAAATGACACTTGAAGAAGTAAAAGAAGCCTTTCCGATTAATTCTACTTTATTAGTCAATGGGCGCCAAATGAAAATTACAGGCTATTATTTTGATACATATAATTGGTGGCCTATTAATGTTGTAGAAGGTTTTAATAAAGAAATTGAAAAAGCAGTTTGCCAAAAACAATTATGTGGTTTACGCGCAAAAACATATGTGATAGATGATTTTTTAATTGATGAAAATAATTCTGATTGGTTTGATAAACCATTACCAATTTTGAACGGAGACGGTGGTTTTCTAACTAAAGAAGCCGCAGAACAACAATTAAAAGATACAAAAATATTAGATATTTTTTTAAAAGAAAATTTAGAAGGAACTCCTGCTCCTCCTTTATTTTAATTTTATCAGTATAAGAAAGGAATAAAAATGAAACTTAATTGTTCAAACCCCAAAAGTGTTCGAATGTTCAATCAAACTTGTATGCGTGGATGGTTTCATCATAAAAGAAAAATAAGAAAGAAAAATTACGCACGAGCACATCGTAGTCTTGAGATTTGGATGGGCGTTAAGAATAGAAAAATCAATCTTATTCGCGCGAAAAAATTAACTGGATGGAGGGAGCCATTATGGTATTTAGTCAAAGGTTATTAATTTTATTTATTATGATTTTCTGTCATTTAATTGACGATTATAAACTTCAAGGTATTCTCGCAAATATGAAGCAACGTCAATGGTGGAAAGAAAATGCTAATAAATATTTATATCGTAATGATTATAAAATGGCATTAATTGAACATGCTTTTAGTTGGTCTTTTATGATAACCCTACCATTTTTAGTTATTTCTTTTATCCAGAATAATTCATTCTTAATGATTTTATTGATTATTAGTTATTTCATAAACACTGCAATTCACGCTTTTATTGATAACTTAAAAGCTAATAAATACGTAATTAATTTAGTAGAAGATCAATTTGCTCATTTAGTTCAAATTATTTGTACTTGGATTATTTTAATGGCAGTAATTTAAAAAAATAGAAATATACTTATCTAAAAGATAAGAATATTTCTTTTTATTAGAGGTGTGGGAATATTGATTCAAGAAATTATTGATAAATATATTACATTTATGAAAATTCATTATCCAACCCAAGGCGCCGCCGCAGAAGATTTAAATATCAGCCGTTCTCATTTAAATAAAATTATTAATAAACGTGATAAACCATCTTTATCTTTATTAGATAGAATGGAAAAAAAGATGAAAGAATATAATTATGAATTAT